CTAAATTTTCAGATATTCTCAAAAAACACTCACCCATATATTCTGTACTTGGTGGATCAGGTTCATCAACCTCTCTTGCATCAATTACCCGTTGCTTCCACTTTTTAATTTCTATAAAAAACTTTTCATTATCAACATAATGTTTTGGATTACCCATTATTTCACTCCAGTTGAACCAAGGCCTCCACCCCGATTATCAGTTTCAGATTCAATTATATGTTGTCCTTTATCAATTTCTACCAACTCAGCAGTTACTACTGGTTTAATAATAAGTTGTGCAATACGATCACCCTTCTTTACTTCATACCCCCAATGACTATGATTAATAAGTATAACTTTCAATTCATCGCGATAACCAGAATCAATTGTGCCGGGTGAATTTAAAACTTGTATACCTTTCTTTGCAGCTAACCCGGACCGTGAACGAACTTGACCCTCATAACCATAAGGTATAATAATGTAAAGACCCGTATCAATAGTACACCATCCATAAGCACGAATTGTCGTATTTTCATTAGAACGAATATCCATTCCTGCATCACCATCTGTTTTATACTCAGGTAATGGATTATCAGTTTCTTTATAAACTTGTATTTGTAATCTACCAAATTTATCTATAATCATGGCCATTCAATTCCTATAGGTGTTGATGGTGTCGAACTCCATGAATATTCTGTTTGAATTCGCGGGGGACGATTAAGTTTAGATGTTTGTATAGAACCACATTGCTCACATTCATAATAATTATACCATTGATGGTGGCTAATACCTTCTGCTACTTTCTTCATAGTCTGAATCTTGCATTTCAAACATTTCTTTTTTGTTTTCATGGTCCTCCAGTTCTCTATCAATCTTGTGTTTAGTGTCAAGTTGATCGTATGCTTTTTTTCGTTTCTTTCTAAATCTACGTTCTGTTTTAATATGTTTGTACGTTTTACCCATTGATCCTTTCCTTATAATAATGGTATTAAAGTATATTCATAATCAAATTTTTCTTTTAAATAAATACTCAATCTTTCTTTCCAATGTTTTAATCCATAATTATTACGTTTCTTCCAATGTAAATCATCAATAATATCATATAAGACAGCTCGATTTTCTTTATCATCCAATCTTAATACTCGACCAATTGATTGTAAATTTCGTACTTTAGCTTTATATGGATGAGCAAAAATCAAATACTGTAAATTCTTTATATTAACACCTGTCGATAGAACTCCTGAACTAGCAACAATAATGGCGTTTTTTTCATCTTCTGTTGCCTTTCTAATATCTTCTCTTTGATCGACATCCGTTTCACCTGCTATAAAGAATATATTTCTTTTAGGTGCTTTTTCTTGTAACAACTTCAATAATACTTTTCCATGTTTTTCAACATAATTAAATAGAATCAACGTATTCCCTTTAGTTGCTAATGCTAAATTACATAGAAAATTATTTCTCTTTTTATGTGAAACAATAAAGTCTATCTCCTCTTTATATGTAGAGCTCTTCATAGACTTTCGTTCTTCTTCAGGATATTCTAATTGTAAACATTGTATATTTAGTTTGGAAATATGTTTGTCGTCCATCAATTCTTTTGATGTAACGGCTGTATATGTTTTACCAAACAATCCTTCAAGGACTAATTTGTTTGTTTTACAATCTGTTAATGTTCCCGTTGTTCCGAATCTATATCTACATGAAGTAGCTTTCTCTAATATTCCTTTCATCGCTTGTGCTGTTGCTAAATGTGCTTCATCTCCTATAATTAAAGAAAATTGTTCAAAATATTTTTTTGGTAACCTAAAAAGACTTTGCCATGTACTTATATATATTTGTTGATTTGAATCTTTTTCTCTACCAGAATATATTTTATGACATTCATCATAAACATTCCAATCTTTATCTTGTTGCGAGTACTCCTTAAAATCACCGAACATTTGTGATGTTAAGTTCACCGTTGGAACTAATATCAACATTTTATCATTATCTAAAAATCTCTGATACCATCTTATTAATGCATATATAACTAAACTTTTTCCCGATGATGTAGGAGATAATAGTAATGATCTGTCTTTCTTCACACAATTCATAAAAGATGCTATCTGATAATCTCTCGGTGTGATTGGTTTATCCTTACAATGAAGATTTAAAGAATCAAAAAATTCTTTAATCTTATCTATATCACCTTCTTTTAAATGTCTTGCATCTATAATATCTGTTTGCAGTTTATAAGAATGTTTCTCAGCCCATTCCTTTAGATATGGAAGTAGTCCAACATATAATTGTCCTGTTTGTATATTAAACAAACGTATCTTACCATCCCACATCTTTGCACGAACTTTCGGATGAAATTGTGCATTAGGAACTTTAAATGCAAAATATTCATTCAACTCATACGATATATGCTTCTCACAAGATAATTGTAAGAATGTTTCATTCAATTTTCCCGCTACAATCATGTCAAATCGCCCGCCAAGAATTTCTTCCACTTAATAGTATTTGAAATATTAAAAGATGCATTTTGAATAACTTTAGCAGTATCTTCTATTAATTTAATCTTTTCTTCTTGTTCTTCCATCTTATTCTTTATAGTAAGAACTTGAACATCACCATCTAAAAATAAATCCATATCATTTTTTAATACTTTCAAATCAAACGGCTCATCTTCATATTCTTTTGGATCAGCCTTTCCAGAATAGTACTTCCATCTAGAAAGTTTTATAATCTTATACTCACTCCGAAGATATCGTAAAAGATTCTTTTCAAGATACGCTAATTGATGATATTTATTGGCCATTTCCGGAATTGAAACAGAATACCCGTCAAGGTCTGTAATATCAATTTTCGTGTCTTTTACGCACATTTCTTTTAATTCATTAATATTCATACTACAATTATAACAAACATGATGGGTTTATACAAGGAAATAGTTAGACCAGTTTCTTTACAGTAAATGCACCAGTATATTTAAATGTTGCATCACATACAATAGGGTCGATAGAAGTAGCATTAGTATCAAAAGGTAGAGTTCCTAATATTGTTGGAAATATATCTTTAAATGTAATGCTAAAATTGGGGTTGGATTTATTCGTGTGTATAATTATATTACAATCTGACTTTTCAGGCGTATCTTGATTATATTGTTCGTGACTATCTGGATATCCCAATGATACCATCCAATTATAAATTTCTAAATAATTTGTTAAATCTTCATCTACTATAAAACTTATAGTCAAATCTTCAAAAGCTATATGATCGCCTTCTACTGGAATAGGAGCAAATGGATTGGGTTGTAACACGTTACTCATTGAAAGACCAGGAACAGTTATTCGTTGACAAAAATAACTTACATTCGGGATCCTTAATATATTGGTCTCAAATGCTACTGGATTTAAATAATTGAGATTTGTGGGTTGATTTCCGAGAGCCATAGTTTTTCCTTTTATTTTACTATTATATATATTATACTATACTATATTTATAATACAAGGAACATTATGAAGCCCATTGAAAACAAGGAGTTAACATGACATTAGCTAAACCTACTATTGGATTTTTTATATTTATTCACTTGGGAGCCTTGTTAGCTTTCATCCCATCTACTTTCTGTTGGTCTGCAGTTGGTCTAATGCTCTTCATGTATTGGTTGACTGCTTCTGTAGGAATTTGTTTCGGCTTCCACAGATATTTATCACACCGTGGTATGGTAATGCCAAGATGGTTAGATTATTTCATTATATTATGCGGGTCATTGGCCTGTCAAAATGGTCCACTAAAATGGGTATCACAACATAGAATGCATCATCAAAGTTCTGATACTTCAAATGACCCACATGATGCGACCCAAGGTTTTTTTCATTCTCATTTAGGATGGATGTTATATTATAGACATAGATTTGATAACGATAAACGATTAGAAAGATATACTAAAGATATTAATAACGACAAATTTTATCAATTCTTGGATAAATATTTTATCCATATTCAAGTAGCTTTAGGGATTCTATTCTATTTAATGGGTGGCATTTCTTGGGTTATATGGGGAATTTTTGTACGTCTAGTATTAGTATATCATGCTACCTGGTGTGTAAACTCCATATGCCATATATGGGGTTATACTAATTATAAAATAAACGATTTATCTAAGAATAATTGGCTTGTAGGTCTATTTACATTCGGTGAAGGCTTCCATAATAATCATCATTATAATGCTAAGAAATACACTACAAGGCTTAAATGGTATGAGCTTGATCTAACCGGAATGCTTATCTGGAGCTTCTCTAAATTAAACATTATAAAGCTATTAAAGAGTTAATTAATATATAATATATTACTTGAACCCACCAAGACATACAAATTATAACAAAATAAAAACCACAATACAAGGAAAAAGTTAACATAAAGCCAAAAAAAAATAGGGACCCGAAGGTCCCTATTTCTGTATACAACTTGGTAAATTACATCAAGTTCGTAACTTGAGCTTTTCTGTAATATTCATTACCATTGGCAGTAGTAGAACCAGCACCAGTCGTTACGAATGGGTTATCAGCCATTCCATACCGAGTCTTGAAACCAATTTTCGGTTGGAAAGTTTGCTCACCCAGAGCTCGTACCATCTGTAGTGGAACGTAAGGACAGTAGAACATACCAGCATCATATGCACTAGATCCCTTGTATCCTACAACATACATTTGTCCAACAGCATGACCATAATATGGATCAACGTGAACTTTCATTCCGTTCATCGTGCCAACGAGAGTATTACCAGTTACATCTGGATCAATACCATGTCCCGTTTCCAACATGCCTGACATAGACAATGCAGAAGCAACATCAGCGGAACAAATCATAACATTACCTTTACCACGACGCGTGGCTTCAGCAATACTATTTCGATCTCGCTCGATAGCGAACATCAAACCTTTAAATTTCTCAACTGACCATCGGCCATTTGAGTCAACATCAAGGTTAAAAGTACCAGCAACTGTAGTATCAGCTGCTCCCAAACGAGCATTCGTATAAACTCTGCGAACAACCTCTCGGTTGATCTCAGCAAGAATCTCAGTAGAGAGAATGTTTGACAACTCAGTTTCAGCATCCAAACCGTGAACGGCTTTAAGATCCTGTGCTAATTCCGTTGAGTACTCAGCTTTGAGTGCTCTAGACCTAGCAGTAACAGAACTCTGCTCAATACTGAATGCCATTTCTGCGAAATAGTTTCCAGCAGCATCACCAAGAGCTTCAGCTTCTTGCGTTTGCATACCTGTTCCGTGTGTCCAAGCACCCGTAAACGGATTCTTGGTAGAATCGGTAACAACATGAGCAGGTGAATCATCAGGTGAATTGGCAGAACCATCACCATCTCGACTAGAGCGGGAGGTGTCTGCTTCTCTATGCAATGCTTCATTATCTGGAGTACCAGAAATTGCTTGTGCATTGTATGAAGATTTCATTGCGAAAATCAATCCAGTTGGTCCAGACATAGGCTGAACACCACAGATATCATAAGCAATCAATTTGGGCATTGCTCTACGAACCAAAGAAATCAAAATTGGATCCCATTGGTCAACATTACCCGAGGTATCTCCAGCAGTAGAAGAAGCACCCATTGAGTTAACAGGAGCAGCTTCTTTAAGAAACTTCTCTTGATTTTCCAACAAACGCAACGTAACGTCCCGTTTATAGGAATCTTTAATTGGCTCAAGGTCTTTGTGCTCCATTACTGGTGCCCATTTTTCCTTAAGAGTTTCGGCTAAATACATTTGTATCTCCTTATTAGATATTTAATTTAATTTGTTAAAATTCTCATTCATTCCATAATTTATTATACAGTTTTAGAAATTGCACTTACAATACCATCCATGTAACTATCACTTTTTCCATCTGCAACTGGATTATTGGTACCGGCGGTTTTCTTATTATCTGTTACATCCTTTTGGTCTGATTTGAAATAGCTATTCTTGATAACATTTAGTTTTTCACGGTACTGGTCATCAGTATCGTAATCAACATCTTCTGTTAGTTCAGAAAATTTTTCCTTATCAGTATCAGTCATTCCTTCAGAAATAGTTTTGAAAATATCTTTAGCTTTATAAATGTTTAACTCTTTCACGGTATCCATATGCTTAGATGTTTGTTCGTCAAGTTTCTCTTCCAACTCAGCGACTTCAACAACCAGATTTTCAAATACATCCTCTTTCTCTTGTGGAACATCAATGTAATGCTCTTCAAACAACTTCTTCAAACCAGAAATAAAGCTCTCTGTGACTTCGTTGCGAACACCTTGTTCAACAGCTAGTTTATTTTCTGTCATCCATTCTTTTACAGCATAGTTGAGGTAATTGTCCATATTTTCAGTCATTTCTGTCTGCATAGACGCAATACGCTCATCTTGTTCTTCTTTAGATTCTTCCCGAATCTGTTTTCTAATCTTAGAAATTTTAGACTTAACAGCAGCTTCAAAAATTGTAGCAGCCTTTGTCTTAAATTCCTCAGAAAGTTCTTCTCCATCTATAAGAGCAGCAACATCAGTAGAAACATCTACTTCAATATCCTCTTTTTTATCTTCTTTTTTATCTTTCTTAGATTCCTCTGGCTCTTCCTCTTCCTCATCTTCTTCCTTCTTAACTGCTTTTTTCGTTACTTTTTTATCTTCTTTCTTAGCCTTTTTCTTAGACTCTTCCTTTTCTTCCTCGTCCTCGTCCTCATCTTCATCATCTTTAGCAGGAGGAAATTCCTCTTTCTTAGCTTTTTTAGCTTCTTTCTCTACTTTCTTTTCTTCAACTTCTTCCTCATCCTCTTCTTCTTTTTTCAATTTCTTTTTCGCAAGAGCTTTGGCAGCTTCCATAATTTTATCTTCCAATTCTTTATCACCTTCTCCATCATCTAGTATTTCTTCAGTAGCCATGTTGCTTCTCCTTTAAGGTTATGTTTTAAGTCTATATATATTTATAATATTAGAAAAGTCTAGTGTTTTTTAAAGATTTCCAAGAAATTCCTCGAACTTTTCGATTTTTTTCTTGTCTAATTCTTTAGATTTAGTATTTTTAATCTCATTTTTAATAGCATATTCAAGTTCACCTGTAGCACTAAATTCTCTACCTTCCATGATACCATCTACAAAGGCTGACGGTGCAGAAGGATCTGCAACAATGTCAACTGTAGATAAAGTAAAATCTTTTTGTACTTCATTTACTCCAGTCTTTTTATTTGCTTTAATACTTCCTAATCCTCGTGAAGATACACCAAGTTTAACACCTGATGAAAGAAGATTTTTTACAATCTTTCCATTTGGTGTATCCATAATTTTTGCCTTGCCAACAAAATTTTTACCATCTTCTACTAATTCTGTGATAAGATGAGAAACGCGATCAAGGTTAATCGTAGGCCCCATAGGGTGACCAAGTTCACCAAGAGCACGTCCTTCATTAACAAATTTAGTTGTATATCTTTTTACTTCTTTTTTCAAAACAGAATAAGGATATACTCGACCATTTTGATTTTTTACATCTGACTGCATAAATACTCCACGAATATATTGATCTTTACCTTTACCCTCAACAATATATTCAAGGTCCTGCATGTGTTCTGTAATAAGTTTCATCTATTCTCCTCCTTTTTTAGCCATTCTTTCCTTTTCTGCCTTTTTAACTAATGGTAACATTTTTTTACCAAGTTTTTTAATCAAACCTTGCTTTTTCTTTAATTTTTTTTCTAAAGCTTCTCTACCCGCTTGTCCTAATTCTGATCTTTTTTTACCTCCCAAAAGTTTTGTAGCAACATAATCTATTGCTTTTTTCTGTGCTCTTTTTTTTAACTTCACTAAAGGTGCTTTTCGTTTCATTGATATAGCACGCTTACGAGCAATCAATTTACCTTTCATCTTCATCATACGCGACATCTTCTTGCGTGCCGCTATAGATAATACTTCAAGCATCAGCTTTTGGTTCCTCTTTGGGTGTTTCAATAGGTTCTTCATCTCCGGAAACATCTCTAGGATTATAAACAAAAGATTTCTTAAAATCATCAATACCTGTAAAGATTTTACTTTTCATAACAGCTCCAAAATCTTTATTAGCTTGAGTAAACTTTTTAGCTATAATGTTTTTAAAAATATTAT